CTGCCGCAATCAGAAGCATCGCGACGAAAACAACCGATCCAAGCAGGATCAGGTCAGCCTTCATCTGTGCCGCATCGCGCTTCCTTTGTTCTTCTAAAAACCGCTGCTCCTTACGGACGCGGATGATTTCCTTTTGCACCTCGTCCCAGCCGCGCAGGCCGTACTTGGCGACGAACTCATTCTTGACCTGTTCAGCCCATTCTTCCGCCTGCTTGCGCTTTTGAACAATGTCGAAAGCTATTTCTTCTGCGGTTTGCTTGCTGAACAGTTTCGGCTTTGGCGGATCAGCCGCAGCCTGCGTTAATTTAGCGACGGAGCCGTATAGTTTGGCGACATCCCCGCACATAGACTGAATGTCTTTGCCAAACTTGATGCCTTGCTGAATTGCCGAGTATGCGGTTTTCGCCGCACCAAAGATCAGCGCAATGCTGGCCGGGTCCATACATTACCTCGCCATCTCCCGCGCCGTCTGGTTGATCCGCGCCTTGACTGCAACAATATCACGCGGTTCCTGCTTAAATCCAACGCTGATATAACCGGACATATGACCGGGTTCAGGCGGAATTGAGCCACGACAAGCGTAGACTACGCCACGGGCCGTGATCCAATCACCTACGTCAGAAGATGCTTGGAACCCTTCGCACAACACTTCGCCGTTAAGCATGGCGACAGCCGCGCGATTGCGCGCTGGAGAGCCAGAGAAGAACGCACCTTTCTGCCCCTCCAGGGGGGCAAACCTGCCGTCCGCTGACTGAGCGATGCGGGTGATCCGCGCGTTTTTAGCAAGGTCAATTTGATGAACGATAATTGTCTCAGCACGCAGATCACGAAGCAGCTCGCGGCTCATTGAAGACAGTCGCTCATCCGCAAGAAGTTCCGGCATCGTTTCGCGAGCAGTCAAAGAGCCGATTAGCTTATCCTGTTGCTGGTAGATGATGTAGCCACCAAGGCCGAGAACGCCGAGTAGGATGACAGTCGCCAACTTAAACGGGCTGTCGATCCACTTCACAAGATCGAGAGCTTTGTCGAGAGGTCCGCCAGCAGGTTTAGGTGGAGCGGGAGGAGTATCAATCTCCGCTTTGACTTTGATGATCTTGGTGCGGATTTCTTCCGTCTTACGCGGGCGGCGCTTAGCCACCGGCTTTTTTTGAGCCGCCCGCGCCATTTATTTCTTCAGCCACTTCTGGACGGTTTCAGTCTCGTAAATGCGGATACCCGTCCAAACTATCGTGAACAAGGCAGCTATCGCAGGAAGAACACCAGCCAAAGTGCCGACGACCGTAACCACGGACGCTGCGTCTGCGATTTGTTTTACGGTTTCGTCGGTGTGTCCGGTCATCACGCCACCTCAATCCAAGAAAGCGTTGGCTCGTCCCAGCGGTAATACTTGCCGTCGTTCGGATAAGGAGTCGGAGCAGCCCAGAGGCAGGTTTCATCCACCAATGTCCACGACGCAAACGGGCGCGGAGGCACAAAAGCATCGCGCGCGCCGTCGTAGGTATAACCGATGCCAGCGTAGTTTTTTCGGATAGTGCCGTTGTAGCTCGTCTGCTTCCAGCGGCTATCTGCGCCAAACAAGGACTGGCAAAAAGCGATTCCTTTGGCCTCGCTCTCGACGCCGTTCTCGTCAAGAAGCTCATTGTTGTGAACGACGATCACCTGAATGACCGTGTTGTTGATGTCGAGTTGCGCAAAGTGAGCCATTGATCTTCCTCAGAACGTGATCGAGCCGCTGCCGGTCCACTGATAGATGCGATAGCCGCCAGATACCGTAATAGTTGGTGAGCCAGTTGTGGATGTCGCTGCGGGGAAGGCGTCCGAATATCTGATAGCTACAAAGCCAGATCCGCCAGCGCCGCCACTTCTGTCGTCTGCGCCACCGCCACCACCGCCGCCGCGATTTGAAGTGCCAGAAGTACCTGCCGCTTGTGCGCCACCACCAGCGCCACCACCGCCCGAGCCGCCAGCGCCGCCATTGCCACTTTCGTTATCATTTGAACCACCGCCCCCGCCGCCTGCATATGTCACGGAAGACCCAGTTATACTTGAGGCCGTTCCGTTTCCACCGCCACCGCCGTTTGCCGAGCTGCCCGTGGACCCGGCTGCTGAGGCTCCCCCGCCGCCACCACCACTAGAGCCATTGCTGTTCGCTCCAGAATTACCCTGACCAGATGTGCCAGCCGCCCCTGAAACGTGATCTCGTTGACCACCGCCGCCCGATCCGCCAGTCGCAGCAGAGGGGCCGTTTGGGTATGGGTAACGACCAGCTCCAAAACCACCTCCAGTTGAGGTGATAGTATGGAACACAGAGTTTCCACCATTTGTCATGCCACCAGCATTTTGGACGCCTCCGGCGCCTCCAGCGCCGACTGTGACAGTCACTGGTGTCCCTGCTGGCACAGAAAGCCCTGTCGCCGTTCTATACCCTCCGGCTCCGCCACCCCCGCCCGACACATCGCCGCCGCCACCGCCACCAGCAACAACCAAGTATTCAATAGTCGTTCCGAAAGCCATTGAGGGCCAGTTAGATTTGTTCACTTCCTGCTCAGAAAGCGACCACATTCCTTTAGCGGATGAGGCAGTGGGCGTGTTTGTCGTGCCAACTACGCTGCCGTTGCTTCTCTTTTCCATATCAGCCTCAGAACGTGATGGAGCCGCTGGCAGTCCACTTGTAGATACGATACCCACCAGTCACTGTGACTGTAGGAGAACCTGTCGTAGAAGTTGCAGCACCATAATTATCAGGATAGCGAATGATTACGACACCCGAACCTCCCGACCCTGCTGTAGAGTTTGAAAGCCCATTTCCGCCGCCGCCGCCGCCAGTGTTCGCCGTTCCAGAACCGCCGTTAGTTCCTGTATCTGACCCACCAGCCCCGCCGCCGCCTGTCCCACCAGCTCCGCCGGGAGCATTACCCTCGCCGCCACCGCCGCCGCCCGCATAATAAGTAGCTGTTCCAGAAATAGATGACTGACGGCCAGCACCGCCATCGCCGCCATAATTCCCAGACGACCCCGTCCCGCCAACTGCTGCTGCGCCGCCCCCGCCGCCCCCGTTGTTGCCGGATGAGCCAGCATTGCCGCCAGCATAGCCTTCTACCGGAGAGTAGTTTCCAGAGTTACCGGAGCCACCAGAAGCATTATTTCTTTGCGCCCCACCACCACCAGAGCCGCCATTCCCGCCAGAACTTCCATAGCCTGAGTTACTATCTGCTGACGAGCCATAACCGCCACCAGAAGCAGAAATGGAACCAAAAGCCGAGCTGCTGCCGTTATTTCCACCAGACGAATAAATGTTAGTTGACCCCGCGCCACCAGCGCCGACTGTTACAGTTATCGCTGAGCCAGCAGTAACAGCTAAACCTGTTGCGGTACGGTATCCACCAGCACCGCCACCACCGCCGCCGCCACCGCCCTTACCGCCACCGCCGCCGCCAGCAACGACTAAATACTCCACATTCGGAGTAACAAGAAAGAGAGGAGGCCAGATGCCGCCCTTCTGCGCGGTAGCCTGCTCAAACATACTCCACATGCCCGACGCCGACGACGTGGTTGGCGTCTTCTTTGGGCCAATTACGCCGCCGTTGTTAATCATTAGTTGATTTCCTCATAGGAGCAGACTGCTTCAAGGTCGCTGGCGGCGTTGGCCGTCAAGCGGAGGCTGTCACCTTCTTCAAGGTAGATCGACTTGGAGATGACATCGAGTGACGCATCCGCAGGAACCACAACCGTGTACGCGATGCGATACGCGGTCGAGGAGCGGAAAAGGTCAACGGTGATCTCTGCGTTGTTAGTGCCATCGACGTTCGAAACGTAGAGAGCATTGACCTTTAGAACCTTGCCGCTCGCCGCAGAGTTGGTGACGATGGCGGTGGCAGAGGTTCCAACAGCCTGAACAGCAGTCTTGCCGTAGATCGCGGTGACGTTGACGATATTAGGAGCAGCCATCTCTTAGCCTCCGAAAACAATGGTCATCGCAATCGCCTTGCCGGTCGATGCGAAAGTTGGGGTTGTCGATTGCCACGTCGTACCATTTGACGTCAGCAGGTTTCCAGAGGAGCCCGGAGCGACGACCTGAACAGCCGACGTGCCGTTACCGAGGATTACGTTGTTAGCGGTGAGAGACGTTGCGCCCGTTCCGCCATTAGCCACGCCAACTGCCGCAGAGCCGTTGATCGTGCCATTCAGCGTAATCGTGCCGCCAATCGTCAACGTCTTGCCGGAGCCAACCTGAAGACCGACAGACGTGCCGTTGCCAGCCGCGTTGAACAGAGCATCAAGCGTATCAAGGTCGGTGTTGAGCTTGCCGCCCCACGTATCACGGGAAGCGCCAACTTCTGGCTTTGTGAGGTTCAGGTTAGTGGTATATGAATCGGCCACATTAGCCTCCTACTGGATTGTCCAAACTTCGGGCGAAACTGATTGCGGTGTCCATGTCGCAGCGGTTGAGGACTGATTGGTCCAGCTTTCTGCCGCCA